AATGTGCGAGGAATTATTAACATCGAAGACGGCATGGTATTCAAACAAGTGCACTCTGACTTGGAAGAAGAAGGTTTCCAAACAAAATGTTTCGTACTTCCAGCTGCTAGCGTCAACGCCCCACACCAAAGATACAGAACATTCTTCATCGGACACAATGTGGCTAACACCAAGTGCAACTCAAGTGGAGAACCGATCAGAGAAATCAAAGATAGCAAGGAAGAAGATGAGAAACAAATCAGGCAGAACAACAGTTCCACCAGGGAGTCTAGCCGAGCAAGTTCAGTACGGTTATCCGATAAGGGATATCAAAACTTGGCCGACTCCACAAGCATCGGACTACAAGAACATGGACACATCAAATCAGAAGATGCTATCATCGGAAGTGAAGCTGTATCCAACACCGACACAGGACACCTCACACAGGAAGAAGAAGTACTCCCAAGGTGGGATGCCATTGAGCATGAGAGTTGGTGGGAGTTTGAACCCAACGTGGGTCGAGTGGCTGATGGGATTCCCTCTCGGGCACACAGACTTAGATCATTAGGTAATGCAGTAGTACCACAAGTAGTTTATCAAATAGGAAAAGCAATCGTAGTTGCAGAGGGGCTTGACAAAGAATAGATTTTGTGCTATACATCCCTTATGAATTACAATGAGCAAAGAGAAAAAGTTTTAGGCATAGGAGTTCAAGAAGGGCAGTCTATTAGAATGGACTGTCCTTTTTGTTTTCATAATAATACCTTTTCTATTACTAAAGAAAACTCAAAGCTTATGTGGTACTGTTTCTCTGCATCATGTGATGCTAAAGGAACTATGAGTACTGAAAAAACTATGAATGATGTGGAGCATTTTATTCATAGCAAGAGCAAGCAAGTCAGTAAGGATTTTATTATACCAAGAAATTTTACTTCACCGCATTCAGATGAACGCTGTATTAAATACTTAAAAAATAATAATTGTTTTACTGCATTCACTAGAGGATTAGTAGATGTAAGATATGATCCAGCTCGTGATAGGATTGTATTCCTGGTCCATGACTTCCATGATAAAATTATTGGTGGGGTTGGCAGGTCATTAAACTATAGTGTGCTACCTAAGTGGTATGTATATGGAAGTAGAGAGTGTCCTTTTATTTGTGGGACTGGTGCAACAATAGTTATAGTTGAAGATTGTGCATCAGCATGTGCAGTATCAGAAGATTTTACAGGGTTAGCATTGATGGGAACAAGTTTAACAAACGAACATACAAATGAAATACAAAAGAGATTACGTCTAGCAAAAAATAGAGATGTCATTGTTGCCTTAGATAGAGACGCAACGACAAAGGCCTTTGACATAGCAAGAGAGATAGGTTATATAGCACAGACTAAAGTCATCATGCTAGAAGATGATTTAAAATATTTTAAACCTGATAGGATTAAGGAAATACTATGCAAGAACGACAGCTAATAAAGTTATTACTAAAGAAAGACTTTTATGAAAGGAACAAAGCAAAAGTTTCTAAGACTACATTCACTAATGGCCTTGGAAATTTTTATACTTCTATAGAAAAAGCACACACGGATTATGATGGTGATCTAACTATAGATGAACTTATAGATTTACATACAGAGAAATATAATCCTGCATTAACACGAGCTGCACGCACAAGCTTTGAAACTTTAATGGATGAGGTAAGGCAAGAGCAAGAGCCAAGTGAATCTATTGCATCAGATATTTTAAGCTCAGTCTATAAAAGAAATCTTGCACATAAAGTTGCTGTTATAGCTACAGATATTTTTAATGGTCAAGACAAATCATTTAATGAAATCAAGAACTTACTTGATAATGTAGAGGAGAAGGAATCAGAAAAAGATTCACCTGTTACAGAAGACATACCAGAATTATTAGAGTCATTAGAAGTACAAACTAAATTTGAATTTAATCTACCAAGTTTACATGAACAGGTTCCAGGAATTGGGCCAGGTAATCTAGTCATTATATTTGCTAGACCAGAGTCAGGTAAGACTGCGTTTTGGGTTAATCTTGTTGGTGGGTTACAAGGATTTGCATCACAAGGAGCAAAGGTTCATGCTTTAATTAATGAGGAACCTGCAGTGCGTACACAGATGAGAGTTATTAATGCACATACAGGTATGACTAAGCCAGAGATAATAGATAATATGGATTTAGCAAAAGAAAAATGGAAAGGAATAAAAGATAATGTTAAACTTTTGGACACTGTTGATTGGACTATTGATGACGTTGACGCTCATTGCAGTAAACATGCACCTGACATACTCATCATCGACCAGCTTGACAAAGTTGGAGTGTCAGGAAACTTCTCTAGAACAGATGAAAAGTTACGAGAAGTATATACCAGCACGAGGGAGGTAGCAAAGAGACACAACTGTTGTGTTATTGCTATCTCTCAAGCATCAGCAGATGCACATGGTAAAACTAGAATTTCTTTTGACATGATGGAGAACTCTAAAACTGGTAAGGCTGCAGAAGCAGATTTAATTATAGGCATAGGTAAGCATGGTACATTAGATTCGCTTGACACTACAAGAGTATTGTGTATAAGTAAGAATAAGATATCAGGATATCATGGAGAGATAACTTGTAATATAGAACCACAACTATCGAGGTATAGAGTATGATTACAGTATTAGATGTAGAGACTAGCTTTCAAATTAAAGAGGGTAAGGTAGATCCTTTACCTTTTAACCCAGATAACAGATTAGTTAGCATCGGAATTAATGATGAGTATTATTTTTTCTCACACAACCATAAAGAGTTTGATGTTAAATCCAATCATAAAAAAGTACAAGACACATTAAATAAAACTAAATTATTAATAGGTCACAACATAAAGTTTGATTTGGTTTGGTTATTGGAATCTGGTTTTAAATATGATGGCAAACTTTATGACACAATGATAGGAGAGTATGTATTACTTAGAGGTATGCGTAAACCTTTGTCTTTAAAGGATATTTGTAAACGTAGAAGTATAGCACAAAAGTCTGATGCAGTAGATCAGTACATGAAAAATAAAATTTCATTTGAGAATATACCTGTTGATATAATTGAGGAGTATGGCAGGCAAGATGTAGTATCTACTAGAGCTCTGTTTGATGCACAGATGACTGACTTTAAAAAAGAAAGTAATAGACCCTTACTTAAATCAGTTAAGATGATGAATGAATTTCTTCCAGTACTAGGTAATATGGAAATGAATGGCATCAATATTGATTTGGGTGCACTAGATAAAGTTGAACAAGAATTTAAAGAAGAGTTTGGTAGATTAGCAAATGAAATTAAAACTATTATATGGGAGAAGATGGGAGACACACCTATAAACCCATCAAGTAGTGAGCAACTATCTTGGTTAATATATTCTAAAAAAGTTATAGACAAAAAAAAGTGGGCTGATGATTTTAATATTGGTTTAGATAAGTTTACTAAGAAAAAGAAACGTAGACCACAGTTATCCAGGTCCAGGTTTAGAGACATGATAATGGCAGGTACTACTCTAATTAAAAAAACATCTGCTAGTCAGTGCAGCAAATGTTCTGGTCAAGGATTAATACGAAAGTATAAAGTTAATGGAGATCCTTACAAGAACTTAAGTAAGTGTGATGCATGTGATAGAGGCATAGTCTATTCAGAACTTAGCCGTACTGCAGGGTTTAATCAATTCCCAGTTGGTGTATCAGAAGTTGCTGAAGGTGGGTTCAAGACAGATAGGGATACACTTCAAAGATTATCTACTAGAGCACGAGGAGATTTAAAAGAGTTTGTTGATTTAATTATTAGGTACAATGCTATAGATACATACTTGAATACATTTGTGAATGGAATAAGGGATCATGTTAATGCTGATAGCATACTACATCCAAAGTTTATGCAATGTGTTACAGCTACAGCAAGGCTATCAAGTCGTGATCCTAATTTCCAGAATCAACCAAGAGGAAATACATTCCCTATTCGCAAAGTAATTACATCTAGATTTAAAGGTGGTCAGATAATGGAGGTAGACTTTGCTCAATTAGAATTTAGAACGGCTGTATTTTTAGCACAAGATAAGCAAGGCATGAAAGACATTGATGATGGCGTAGATGTACATCAGTTTACTGCCAATACTATTGGGGTAACAAGGCAAGAAGCAAAGGCACATACATTTAAACCATTGTATGGTGGCATGTCAGGCACAGAAGATCAGAAGAGATACTATAAAGCATTCCTTGAGAAGTATAAGGACATTGCTAAGTGGCATGAGAATCTACAGAGTAATGCTATTGAGTTTAAAAAGATTAAGCTACCATCAGGTCGTGAGTATTCTTTTCCATATGCACAAAGGCAAGCATGGGGAGGCTCAAGCTATTCAACTCAGATAAAAAATTATCCTGTTCAAGGATTTGCTACAGCAGACATAGTACCAATAGCATGTATCAATGTGTATAAATTAATGGGTGAGCATAAAGTAAAAAGTCTTATGATCAATACTGTACATGACTCTATTGTAGTAGATGTACACCCAGATGAAGTTAAACTAATGACTAGACTTTTAAGAAAGGGTACGGGCAGTGTTATAGAATCACTACATAGTTTTTATGATGTTGAGTTTAATGTACCCCTTGACACAGAGGTTAAGGCAGGATATAATTGGCTAGAAATGAACGAAATAATAATAGAAAGGGCAGTACTGTGAAGCTATTCGAATTCTGGTTCCATCTAATAGTAGTTGGGATAATATTTTATATTATAATATTAGGTCATATTTTATATTGACTTATGTTATTAAATAGTGTATACTAAATTCATTTCATTATAAAGGAGGTCTATATGACAAACAATGAAATAGCAAACATAGATAATTTATCTAGTGAACAGATAATGTCTATGATAGGACAAGAGAAATCATCCACTGGAAACTTCTTACCGAAGTTATCCATAAACAGATTTCCAGAAAATGATGATGGGCAAGAAGTTCCTGTTGGTTCTTATGGAGTTTATGTTCCAGAGCTAGACGGAGTAGCTTATGGTAAACCTGTTACGTTCAGACCATTCATCAATGCATATCAGTATATGAAATATGATGCTGATAAAAATGAATACAGCAATCGTAGTATTATATTTAAATCCTGGAAGGATGAGGCTATAGATATTAAAGGTGGTGTTCGTTGTGGTAAGATTCCTGCAAAGGAACTTGCTAATCTTTCTGATGAAGAAAGAGCAAAACAAAAAGCTGTTAAATGTTACAGACTAATCTATGGTACTGTATCTTTTGATGGTGTACTAGCAGGTGGAGGAGAGGCTAAAGTTGATAACTTACCTGTACTCTGGAAAGTTACAGGTAGTAATTTTAAACCTGTTGGTGAAGCAATAGAAAGCCTTAGACGCAGAGGTAAGGTTATGTTTAATCATACACTTACACTTAAAGCTAAAAAGAAAAAGGCTGGAAGTAATGTGTTCTATGTGTCCGACATTAGTGTAGACAATGACGAGCTTTCCTTTACGGAAAAAGAAAAGGAAATCCTTTTGGGTTTCCAAGAAGTCATTAACACAGAGAATGAGGAGATAGTAGAACTCTGGAGGCAAGCGAAAAAGGCAGAGCCAGTTACTGTAAAGGTTACTGATGCCATTGACGCAGAACTTGAAGACGATCCTATTGAAGTGTTGTCTTCATGAGTCAGGACATCCTAGAAAAAGTTAGGATGTTCTTGGAAGCTGCATCGAAAGATG